CGATAAGCCGCACATGCAGCGTTGCATGTTCGTGCCTACAAGTTGCAGACGATGCCAACATGGTATTTCCAAGGCTGGCATTTGCTCACCACCCGATTTTGTACCAGTCAAAGTTTGCTTGCCGACAGACATTGTTGCTGCAGCAGCGAGCCTGGTCAACAAAGCTGGTGCGACTGCGATTTTCGGCACCAAGCCTCCTAACGACAGATTGCAGATAGCCAATCTGATGGCACAGGGAAAACATGCCGCAGAATATGCGCATGCCTTATGCACGGTTGGGGCAGCCGCGATCACTGATGAAATCGAGTGTTCCGCACCGTCACCGGTAACTTGTTGGGCTTTTTACAGCGCGGCTCCAGTTCGCAAAGATTTGGCTTGGAGGCGGGTTCGCGAACGACCGCCAAGCACTGTCATCAACGAAGGTGGTGCAGGGGATGCCTCGGGGCCCTCTAATGCAGCCGAGATGACCAAAGATGAGCTGGAGGCCGCAGCCGAAAAAGCCACAATAGTGGACCTACAAATGGGCGCCCACGCAGATGGGTCCCTCCTGGAATCAAGTACTGTCGTTTGTGAACATGGCGACCATATCCAGGACAACCGTACCGCCTCAGGAGAAGTGGGGTTGCGCACCGCACGCCCACGATTTCCTAAGACATCCGAATGTGAAGAGTTCTTATTCAGCAATGATCCTGAGAACCTCGTTTCCGCTGAGGCCTTGCGGAACGTGGGCGTAGGAGTGGCTGATTTGAGCCCAGATCAAGCACGCAGCTTCGACGAGGCTGTTGCTGCATTGAAAAAGCACATGTTTACGAAACAACGTGTGCTCAAGTCGGAGAGGTACGTGACAAGAACAGCCGACGTGCTGCCTAAGAACAGAACAGAACAACAAAAAGAACGCATGGAGGTCGAGGCGCTCAATGCTGAGAGCAACGAGGCCATTCCTTATTCGACCATCGTCGCAGCGTTTTGCAAGAAAGAGGTCACGGGTAAACCCAAACCCAGGCCAATTGCAAACCACGGAGATGAAAGGGTCTGGGGGATGGCGAAAGGCTCGGCAGTTTTTGAGGATGTTATGTTTCACACCCTCCCTTATGCTTGTATTAAACATGAGGAAAAGAGCAAGAAAATGAATGAGCTCTTTACCCAAATGGACGATCACACGTACAAGGTGGAAAACGACCTGAGTGCGTTTGAGTTCGGCATTTACGACAAGCTTAAGCAGGCCGAGTGTGACATTTTCAAACATATCATGGACCACCTTGACCTAAATTCGGAGAACGCAGGATTTTGCTACAGAGTTATTGCTGCTCGCACCAAAGCGTGCACCTGGGTCATGAACTACATCGACGCGGCGGGGGCTCGCTGCAGGATGAAGATCAAGATGCCCAGGAGCATGAGGGAGTCGGGCGACCGCATTACTTCTAGCGGGAACTTCCTGCAGAACCTGCTTGCCTGGCTCACTTTCTTAGTGAAACCGGGCAAGGTGGAAGCAGCCGTGCAGAGCCTCATACGCAACAAGGGTAAATCGTTTTCGTACACGAGCGCCCGTGATGGACGTGTGTACAACGCGTTCCTTGCGTTTGAGGGCGACGACACGCTCGGCGGGCTTAATGAGAAAATCTTGTCTCATGGCGGCGGCCAACTTATTGACGAGTTTTTCTCATCATATGGGTGGAAAGCGAAGCTGAAGGTCGCCTCCAATCAAGGGGACGCTTCCATCAATTTCGTCGGATACACTGCGCTGTTGCGTGATGGCAAGCTGGTGCGCGATGGCACCGACGCTGTCATGTTTCCGGACATCAAGCATCATTCGCGATAAGCCGTGGGCTTCATCTGATATCGCTGATGACGAATACAACGCTTCGGTGGCCATTTATGCCACCGGTATGGCGAATGAGTTTCGGCGACTGCCACCAATGTATGCGTTCTTTAACGCGATGCGCACCGATTACATGAACAAAGGTGGTCGCATCAAACGTGCCAACGCCATGTTGCGCGACATATACATTAAAATGTATGGTGACGTTGGCACAGAGGAACAAGTTCTTAGTAACATTCCGGACATCGAGTCGGTCCTTGATGGCAACGACGATTATTCCGCGTTGGCCCGAGTTCATGCGGGCGATTTTACAATCGAGGAATATTCTGCGATGTGCGGTTTGACCACCCTGGAGATGCATGGGCGCGACTTGGCGTGCTTCATGCCACAGGCGTGGCGAGAGTAAAGGTCCAATTTTTGTTTCACCAAGTTAACGTACACGTACGCGCCTTGATGAGAGCGCTTTTTGTTTTTCTACCAGGGATGACCCAAGCGCGTGGGCCCTGGGTGTGTTGAACAACTACCATCTGAGCTCGACGGATGGTAGGGAACACGGAGTGCGGACGTTCAATACATACGATAGATCCATCGGACCACTTATGTGGTCCGGTGCGCTGGGTGTATATGCCTGCTCAGCGTCCGACGATAATGTCTAGCAGGTCCGTCGGAGTGAACCCTTATGCCTCAGTAGCTCCCGTGTGGGGGGGTGAAGAGCCTGGGAGCCTTGGCACGGCTTACGGTGAGGGCGGCGGCTTTCCTTACTGGTTGGGTTGGGGGTTGGAGAGCCCCCGTGAAAGTCGTTTGGTGCAGCGATAGGCCTGCGAAACTCGTGCGCGGTTCGCGCGGGTGGATGTGGCGTTTGAGTATCCCGCTCAGGTGCCTAATGGTTATTAATACCTTCGCTGTGGCTAGGGCGGCGCAAGCCGCATGCCTGGCACCACCCCTGTATGGCTTGGCGGGGGTGGCGCTTACCACAAAATGGATACGGGTAAGAACCTTTTATCACGGCCACACACGTTTATTACCAGGGACAGCGTACGTTTTTCACATGTTTCACACGTTTTTGCTGCTGACTTAGCATTTTTGCTCAAGGATTACACGCGCATACGCAGCTTTTAATGCACGGGACGAACAGAGGTAGCCAATACCATCAGAACGTCACCATCATAACATGGCAAATGCCGGGAGAAAGAACGCTCAGACGCGCCGACGCAACCGTCGCTCGCGCCGAGGCGGAATGCGAGCAAACGGATCAAACGTACTCGCACCAGGAGCAGGAGCAATCACCAGGTCTGCTTTCGGGGTTGCTCAGCAGCGTTACAGCTTGGCTTGCTGGGATGCAAAATCCCCTTTTCACTTGCCACTACCCAGAGCTGTTGGACCATACACTGTTATCCGAGTTACTCGCAGATTCAGTAACAGCGCTACGGTCAACATTCTCGGAACCTTCTACACTGCGTCAGGCAAGTTAGATACAACATGCTGTATTCGTGATGTGCACCATGGTGCTAACATGAATGATCCTTCGAACGCATACTTTTACGCCAATGAGCTGGGCGGGCTGGGCACGGCGGCAACCGTTGTGCCTTCAGCTTTCACAGTTCAAATCATGAACCCTAATGCATTGCAGACGACGCAGGGCATGATTTATGCTGGTGTGATGAACACGCAGGCGGCGGTGGGTGACAGAACGGAGCACTGGGACACGTGGGCGACAAAGTTCGTCGAGTTCCAGAACCCACGCATACTTACAGCACCCAAACTCGCACTGCGAGGAGTTCAGATCAATTCATACCCATTAAATATGGGCGTGATATCTGACTTCAAAACGCTCCACGGCATCGGTCACACTGAAGGCACGTTCGAATGGTCATCCGAACTGGAACCACATGGTTTCGCACCAATTGTGGTTTACAACGCGGCGTCCACTGAGAAACCAGAGTTGGAATTCCTCGTGACGACCGAATACCGCGTCCGGTTCGACCTGAACAACGTGGCATCAGCCAGCCACAAGCAGCATCCTATTGCCAGTGACAAGGTCTGGGCCGATTTAATGGCTAGGGCTTCATCTCTTGGCAACGGGGTGATCGACATTGTGGAGAGTGTGGCTAACGCCGGCGAGATGGTGGGCCGTGGCGCCGCAGCCTACAGACGTGCGGCTGTTGCAGCGCCAGCTCTGGCGGTTTAGGGCCCTCATGGTCTCCCGCCCAGGTCATCTTTTGCAGTTGGGGATGACCGGCAGCGGCGTGTTTGCCGTGGCACGCCAATGTTCGCGAC